TCCTGATAACAGCAAAGCTCCAGTTGTGTTACTTGTACTCGATGTAGTTGTTGTTCCACTTATTACAGTAAAAGAAGCAGTTGAAGGTGTGGTCCCTCCAATAGCTCCTGGCGCAGCAAATGTGGCGCCAGATAATGTACTAGCATTTAAATTGGCTACATTAGTTGTTGACGCCACAGTGAAAGGAGCTGTCCCAGTTGATAATGTAGAGGTGATTACACCAGAAGCACTCAAGGTTGTAAAATCAGCAGTTGATGGTGTAGTCCCACCAATGGCTCCTGGTGCAGCAAATGTGGCACCAGATAGGGACGAAGCATTCAAATTGGCTACATTGGTTGTTGACGCCACAGTAAAAGGAGCGGTACCAGTTGATACAGTCGAAATCAAAAACGGTGAAGACACTGACGTCCCTACAATTAATTTTTTTGCAATAGCTACACCCCCAGAAGTTGTTATACTTCCCCCGTTGGTTGATGAAGTAGCATCAGTAGTATTATTGATACCTATTCCACCTACCAATTTAACAGCCCCTGTAATATTACTAGTACTTGCCGTAGAAAGTGAACTATTGATTTCACCGTCAAATCTTGATGTGTCTGCTCCAATCCACAATGAGTATCGATTAGTAATACTTTGATTTGTTCCGACAATAGGTGCTCCAGCAATATACAATGTACTAGCATTAGTCGTAGTAACTGTAGCATTAGTTGCATTTAAAGTAGGTTGGGCAAATGAATTGTATACCATGTTTGTAGCAGTGTCAGACGCCGCAGTTGACGAGTCAGTAAAAGTATTGGAAGTTGTTCGAAAGTAGCGACCAGTTAAACTGGGAGTTCCAGAAGTTGCCCCAGTAATTTCAAAGTATGATTGAGAAACTTGAACATAACTACTTCCCTCATTGGTGATAACTTTGAACCGTGAAGTCGGTACAACATTATCAGTAATGTTTAAAGCTGTTCCTGTATATTGAATTGTTGTAGAAGCTAGTTTAGATGGGTATTCTCCAGTATATCCGTTAATTTGAAACCCTTTACTGTATACAACATTTGAAGTACCAATGCCGCCAGCTACCACCAATGCTCCAGTAGTACCACTTGTACTATCGGTAGTATTAGTTGAATTAATAACTCCTCCTACAAACAATTGTTTTGCTATACCTACTCCACCAGAAACAACTACAGAACCAGTAGAGGTAGATGAAGAGTCAGTGGTATTTGTAAGAATACTTGTACCAGACACAGTTAATCCACCCAAAGTTCCAACTTGGGTAATCTGAGTTTGGGAAGCATTTACACTAAGGGCTGTTCCAGAACCTCCAGATAGACCTGTACCGGCTATTCCCGATGCAACTCGAAGTGTATCTGAATTAATTTCTATTGAACTTCCATCAACGTTAACACTAAATGTACCAGAAGACTCGCCGAGACCATTACCTGCAGTTATACCTGATATACCTATTGAGTCTACATATCCTTTTGTTGCAGCATCTGTACTAACAATAGGTGTAGCTACAGATGAAATTACAGTATTGTTTACCGAAAGACCACCTCCTACATACAACTTTTTAGAAATACCTACCCCGCCAGAAATAATTACAGCGCCCGTAGAGATAGAGGACGACTCGGTGGTATTTGTAAGAGCACTTGTACCAGACACAGTTAATCCACTCAAAGTTCCAACTTGGGTAATCTGAGTTTGGGAAGCATTTACACTAAGGGCTGTTCCAGAACCTCCAGATAGACCTGTACCGGCTATTCCCGATGCAACTCGAAGGTTATTGCCATTCACTTCAATGGAAGTACTGTCAACATTAACATTAAACGCCGGACCTGCAACTTTTGTAAGTGCAGTACCTGCAGAAATCGCATCAACATATGCTTTATTTGCAATATCTGATGCAGAAGATGGAGTTGGAATATCAATTACCCTGTATGTACTTTGTAATGACAAGTTTGTGTTTACATTAATGTTTGCATTGCCTGTAAAAGGATATAAATTACTAGTATATATTCCATTGCTATTATAGATGCCATTATTAGAAACAAGTGAAGGGTTAGTATATGACGATAATAAAGAAGAAAGAGTAGATTCTAGAATTGAATCGTCCACGGTAATTTTTAGAGTAGTTGTAGACGGTATATACACGAGATATTTAAAGTCACTAGATAAATTTGTATTTAAATAAGAATCAAGCTGTACGATATCATTTACGGATTGTATAAATGTAAATGTAATATCAGTCATTACTACTGTTATAATATATATATAAAAGAATTTACTGTATAAAACTAATTATTCGTATGTAAATGTGCAACACAAGAATAACAATTTAATTTTTACTTTTTTACACTAACCTTTACCTTTAACTGATTTGTTGTTGGTCTATCAAAAGCTAACGACACAATTTCTTCAATTGTATTGCTATCTAATTTACCATTTACAGCCTCTCTCAAGTATTCTTTATTTAGTGGAGGTTTAGATTTAGTTTCAAGTAATTTTACTTTATTTTTACCATCAGATGAAACAAATTCAGGTACACCTGTTTTTGTCATGAATGCCGATATATTTTCTTCCAATTCATTTTTTCTTTCTACAAATATTTTTAATTCACTCTTGACATCTTTAATACTTTTACAAATATCTATATATTCATCTAAATTCATTTGAATTTCTTTATATCCATTCCCATGGTCACTCCCATGGTCACTCCCATGGTCACTCCCGTTGTCATTCCCGTTGTCACTCCCATGGTCACTCCCATGGTCACTCCCGTTGTCACTCCCTCTACTTTCATTGTCGCTACCGTTGTCAACCATACTTTTTACTTTTAATTTAGTTGTATTTAACTACTTTCTACTTTTTTATCCAAGGGTACATGTCATTAGAAATTCTTACAGATGAATCTAGTCTATCTTCTTGTATCAATTCATCTTTTATACGAACCTGCGGTTGTAATCTAGCTTCCCCTATTGGCGGTAATTTAGTAACTAGTTTAGAGTCTAAAGATTCAACATTATCTTTTAAATACACATTGGTATCCAAGTACTTGTCTACATTATCATGTCGCAATGTTGGATTAACTCTTCCTTCAACTGTCGTATTATCTTTTACACGATATTCTTCCTCCCTTCTCATATCAGTGCCTTTGTCTCCCATTTGTCCTCCATTAAAGTGATTACCAAATTCTAATCTACCTTCATATACATCTACAGATTCATTAAAGTTCCCACGTTCAATTTGACTCCCAGTAGCGTTAGTAGATTTACCATTTGACATGTAATCTTTAACTAACGTTTCGGAATAATTACCACTACCAGCAAATACAGAATCATAAGACATATGATGACCAACTTCAGATCTTTTAGAACCTTTTTTTGACTGATCATGTAATAAAGTTTCTTTGGATGTAGTAAAATTTTCAACAGTATTTTGAGTTATTCCCATTCCTTTATCCCAGTGACCTTGTCCAATATAATCATTCTTACTCAACATTTGTTTACTAGTTGGGACCAAGTTCATATTTTCTACATCATATCTGTATGCTGACTCAGTCATGAATGTACTGGTTGGATTTATTGGACCAACAGTGTTTTTACTTGTAATATCTTTTATGGTTGTTTTAAATTCATTAACATCTCTATTTGCAGTAGCATTTGGTAAATATGCTTGACCATTTGGTGTTTGATATTCCTTGTGTTGTTGTTTTACAGTAAACCCACCTATGGATGGTTTATTCTTTGTGAGACCAGTCATTGATACAATTTCAGGTTGATGTACGCCAATTTGTCTAGTAACTGTATTATTTAATGTATTTTTGTGCATGTTTGTACTGTTATGGTAATCAAATTCGGTAATATTACTTGTTTGTGGACCCATATAATTATTTTCATATTCTTGGTTCCCAGACAAGTTGTGTATATTTGGAGTAGCTATTGCAGCTTTAGATGTTATAGAAGATTTATTACCAATGTAATTTGATACATCACTTTCTGTAAATAAACTTTTAAAGTCTCTAGTAGATCCAACATATCCTCTTGTGCTACCTTTTTGTCCTTGTACCACTACTCCATTGTATACTAATTTTGGGTTACTAATTCTAGTTTCATCTATACTTTTTGGTAATACACGTTTATCAGATTGGAATGGTAATTCTCTTTGTGGTTCAAAGGGTGTATTATACAAGTTATTTTCAGGTTTTACTGCATTTACGGCTCGTTCATATCTGTTTGTCAATGCATTGATATCCGGACGTTTATAAATATCCCCTTGATTTACAAAACCTGGACGTTCTACTTTTTTGGAATAAGTACCAGCATTGTCAGTAGAGGGTACACCAGTATATCTTTCAAGTAAATGTTGTGAATTATCATTTTCAACGCCATTTTGTTTGTTTCTAGATGAAAACATTGGTTGCATATTTGTATGTGTAAAGTTAGTTGGTATTCCACTTAGCAATGAAACGTTACCTGTAGGTTCAGTGTATGCTCCTGACGATTGATACTGTAAATTATTCCTAAACATTGGGGAGTTGTCTACATTGACATTTTTAAATGCAAATGCTTGAGCAGTTTCTGGATTATACGAAAGGTAATTGGGGTCTTTTGCTGCAACACTTGAGATTGTATTTGCAAATTGTTGTTGAGTAGAATCTGTATTAAAGTTTACTGGTGCTCCCATTGCATACTCTTCAGATTCTCTACTGAATACTGTTTGAGGTTTACTGTAATCGTGAGGGAACATTCTCTTGACCTTTTCTTGATGTTTAGGTTTTGCCAGCTCGCGTATTTGATCGTCCACTTGTTTTACTCTGTTGCTTTCGTAAATTAGTGGTCCTGAAGGTATATCATGTTTAGATACTTGTATATGAGGCGCAATAGTTTTTCGTTTACCATCTTTACCCATGTAATATCCTAAAGCGCAACCTGTTCCAATTATCAACATTTCCATGTTTGAGTATTATTATTATACGAGTATAAAAAAAAACAACAAGAAATTACGTCCAGTAGGTAACAATCCCCGTTCGTTCTCTCGCAGTTTGCTACGACTTGTTTTTGTAGTATTTCATGTCTAGTTTTTTGAACGGTACATTGCAATCTTGATTTAACTTTCTGTAATATACCATGGAATATTTTAAATCCTTGACCAACTTGAGTATATTTTTTAAATCTCCTTCCACTCTAGGCTTACAAAAATATACGTCATGTGTAAATAATCTGTCATTCAAGTGTACCCATACATAAAAAATGATTGTTTCATTCAATGGAATATTGTTTATAAACAAACCGTCGTTGCCTATTTCTGTACCTTTTTCGTTATCCTTGTAGAAATCTTTAAAAACTGAATGCATGGTATTTTTTATTGTAATTACTTGATCTACTTCCACTATTACATTTCTTATAAAAGAAGATAATGAAATAGACACATTTTTTTTCAACTCGATACAACATTTATAGTATGACTTGTTGAGTGGTTCATTAATTGATACTTGTTTTCTTGTCTTGTACAATACTTTTTCCATTATCATTTACTTGTAATTAATGATTTCATGAAACGCACAAAATTATTACAAAAAGCGTTACCATACTCATACTCATACTCATACTTATACCATTATCATACCATAATTACCATGTAAAAATTTTAATTATTACTATACAATATGATGAATAAAAGTTTTATTTGCAAATGTGATAATTGCACAAACAAAAGTGACGGTGACGGTGACGGTGACGGTGATAGTGACAGTGAGAGTGTAAGTTACAAAAGCAGTGGTGACAACTATAGTAATTGTAGCTGTAACGATAGTAACGATAGTAGTAGTACAGACGAAGGGGGTGGTGACGGTAACAGCGACGGTACAATTCAAAAACAATGTGTATATATACTCGAAAATATAATTTCACATTGTCAATCATATACTATATTTTCTAAATTAGAAGTGATATTAGGTACACAATTAGCTATATTTATTATTCACAATACAGATAAAAATAGTTTGATATGTAATTACGCTAGTGATTCAATAAATATATTTAAACAAGGTGTAATTTACAATTTGGAAAATTTTGATAATAATATGTACAAGGTTAAATTATACTATAGAAAAGAGTACATTGGAATACTTGTTTTGGATAACGATATTATTTGGAATAATTTAAATTATACTACTCAAAAACTTGTAAACAATATAATCTGCATTACGGTCGTGTTATCCTTGAATTCTACATTAAAGTACCAAACTATACAAATTATGTGCAAATCATTACATAACATTATTGAAAAAATTAACAACATATGTCAGAAATATGATCATATTTTTGAAATTAAAGAAATTCAACCATATCTACTCGATATGACACAAATATTATATGATATTATTGACTTTATTCAAATATCTGAAAACCAAATAGCTATTCAAGAAAATATTGTCAATGTATCAGATTACTTTACAGATACGTGTAAAATTATAAAAACGTTACCCAACTTTAAATCAGACTTGTACTTGAAAATAGAGAAAGATGTTCCTAAACTTTTAATATTTGATCAAGAGCATCTTACTCAATTCTTTGTATTATTTTTTAAATTAAACTGCACGGGTGAAAGTGGAAGTGATAAAGGTAAGGGTAACGTTACTACAAAAATCAAAGTAATGTACAAGAATACATTAAATGTCCATATACTATATACAAATGTATACAAGTTGCCTGTATTCGATTATTCTATATCTATAATTGATAGATTATACACAAATGATTTATTTATCATTAAAAAGTTGTGTAATGTTTTAAATATAAAAATAAATCAATCAGGGAATGAATTTGTAGTGGAATGTCTAATGAAAAAAATATAAAATATTCCAAAGCAAGTCATGTTTTTTTTACTAGAGTATACAATAATATGATAAATTTAATCAATATTACTATATTAACGAGTCTTGTTGTACTATTCTTAGTAATGTACAACAAAATAAAGGATGTAGAAAAGTTTATGAAAGGTATAAAAGTTGACAAACGACCAACTAGTAAATTTAAAAAAGATCAAAAATTTATAAAACAACAGTTGAATCAATATTTTAAAAGTACACGTCCTTTTGACCCATACATTTTTGACCACGATGACGCTACAGAAGTGATATCCAAACAAGAGTTACCGCAAGTAAAGTAGATTACATCCTCATTGATGCAAAACCTCCAAGTCCACCTTGTAATGGAGGTAATCCAACTGGAGACATTAATTCGTCCTTGTATGCAGACTCGTACGTTCGTAAAATATCATCCATCTTGTCTGATTGAGACGGACCTTTTGTTTCCATTGGATGTTCTATATCTTGTTTTGTAAATTGTTGACCGGATATTGTGGTTGCTGTAGGATCAAAAGGGTTAGCGTACATGTTACTCCCGCCATCAGACATTCCCGATAAACCTATACTATCTAGACCTATTTGTGAGGATGGTTCATTACCATTGCGTTCATATGGATTAAATTGCCTTTGTTGTTGCGGTAGTTGTTGTTGTTGTTGATATTGTGTTTGTTGTTGGGGCATTTGATATTGTGATTGTTGTTTGGGCTGTTGTTGTTGTTGTTGGTGACCCCCTCCGCCTCCGCCGTTCATTTTGTTATACATGAATTCTAGCCAATCAAATGCTTCCGGTCCAACCAATTTTTTCCCTTGTACATACATTGTTGGTACATCAGTGATTTCAAATAGGAATAATATATCTTTTTTACAATTTGGTTCATTAGACTCCTTGTCTATACAATAATAACTAAACTCTTTTGCAAAAGGCATAGTTTTAATAATTTGCAAAAGTTTAGGCGAGTATACATCCAACTTGTTTTTACTGTAGAATATAATATCTTTCATGTTCAGGCTTACTACTTGTAAAATATAAAAAAAAGTTGTAGTAAAAACGCGAAAAAAATTAATCCTTGTTTTGGATCCAGAAATCTATCGTTCGTACTATACAAGGATTTTGTATATTACCAACTTTATCTAATAATTTTAAATAATTAAAAAATGAATTAGATGACTCTTTACATAATTGAGTTGCTATAGTTGTATTATGTGTAATCTCATCGACTACAAAGCTCTCTACATCTTTACTTTCGTCATAATCTCTAGTCCAACTCCACTCATTGTACTCGTCGTCATGTGTTTCTAGTAGTGTAGAAAGAAATAGTAGACTAAATAGTAGAACAATTATACAAATAAAAAACCAAGTTTTATCCATTTATTTTTTATTTTTATT